AATATGATTATAAAGATCCGGAAGAAGTATCTAGTGAATTTACTTTTTCATTTTCACAATTTCTTGCTGAGCCGGTTTAAATAATAATATGAATAAAGATTCACAATTAAGGGATTGTTTGAATTTTAATAATCATATTTTATAATCAAATATAAATTCTTTATCAAATAAATCTGGAAAATGTTTTAATAATATTTGTTTTCCTCTTTGAGCAAGCGGTTTTGAAATTGCATTAATATAAATTTTATCATCTACTTGTAATATTCTAATATTGCCTCTCCTTAGACATTCTTTCATATTATCAATAGGTAACCCACCATTATTAATTAAATCAGGCTCAAATTGTGAAATATACTTACTACTACAATGACTTGAAATAGCATTAATAAACTTACCAGTTTTTGTAATCCAACCAGTTGCGGATTCTTTTCTCTTTGTAATCCAATGCTCTGTTAAATATTGTTTAAATGTTACCATTTTGTTATATTATTGAGAAACTTTTGTGCATTAGGATCAAACAGCAATAATTCTCTTTCAGAAGAAAAAGTATGAACTAATTTGATAGTAGATCTAGGTATAGGATTGTAAGTATAGATTGCGTGTGGGACAGAATCATCTTTATAAAATTTAATATTTATAGGTAATTTATTTGTTTTAATTTCAAAAATTGAAAATATTTTACTTTGATTTGATTTAGCACCAAAAGCTTCACTAATATATGCTGTTTTATATTTTAGTTCTGTAAAAAAATAAATAGTAGGTTGAGTAAGCCATTCACATGACATATTACGTTTAGGTAATAATCCCTTTGTTAGTATTATTTTAGATGAAACAAATGTCCCATGATAAACTTTATTAGGAATATTTTTTATGGGTGTGTCTACTAAATACTCTAATAAGAGCTTTTTTACCTGCTCATTAAATTTCATATAATTATATTTATACGCAGCATTAGATTTGAATAAAGATCCGGAAGAAGTATCTAGTGAATTTACTTTTTCATTTTCACAATTTCTTGCTGAACCGGTTTAAATAATGTTATGGATAAAGACTCACAATTAATTTTTGAAGCATATAAAGAAACACTTAATCTTTATATGACACCAACCCCACTTAAAACAATGGATGATTTAGTTACTGACTTTCTTGAATTATATTGTGATCTTTTTGATACAAGGGGAGTTGAATTTGATATTGATAAATGGATTGATGCAAAAATTCAAAGCGGTATTTCATTAGACAATGCAGTAAAAGCTGCAAATTTAGGCCTTAAGTCTAGTATAGAGGATGGAAGAGGAACAGAGGGAGCTATTGTTAATAAGTATGCAAATCAAATAACAGTAGAATTAGATGTACCGGAGGAATTAGAAGATGAAGATGATATTTAATCACTACTCTTAAATTATAACTTTATTCAAAAATTTAGAATCAGTACAATAAATAATTACAGATATGTTGACACTTAATAGCCCGGGAATTCAAATCGCAGAAATCGATTTGTCACAGACTCCAGTTATACCAACTGGTACAAACGTACTTGTTTTAGGCTTTGCACCACAAGGTCCTACTGACGCGGTGATTCAAGTCTCTGATTTCGCTGACTTTCAAACCATCTATGGTAATCCTACCAATGCTGCTGAACGCTATTTTTACAATTCTGTTCAATCAGTGTTCAATAGTCCTGCTAATGTATTAGTGGGTCGTTTATCATATGGAGCTAATTTAGGTGTAGGTTTTGGTAATACATATACTGCATTGGTTTATCCTGTTATTCCAGTTACACCTTCATTAAGCGGCTCTGCTCTAGGTTATCTTTCTGCAGCAAGTTTATCTGGCGCTGTTCAAGGCTATATTATTGGTGAACCTTATCAAGTAAGCTTAAATCCAACAGATTATAATACAGTAGTTACTGGTCAAGTTAACTGGCTTGATAGTGTTAATTTGAATACACCTCTTACTTCTGTCGGAACATTTGGAAATGCAGGTATTATTGTGTTAAATCAAGCCCGTACTACAATTGATAATTTGTATCAAGGTTATTATCTCTGCTTGTCAGACAATACATACATTAACCCAGCAACCAATTTCACTGAAATCAATAACATTTATAGTGTGAATCAAAATAATGGTAGTGGTTTTGTAACTATTCCTTCAAATCGAATTGGATTTGCATTATCTGCAGCATATACAAATCCTGTTGCAAGTATTTCACAAGTTCAAGAAGGAATTACTCCTTTTGATGCAAGTGGAGCAGGATTTATAGATGCTCTACAAGTTGGTGTTTATAAATTGAATACTTCAATTTATCAGCCAAACAATATTACATTGACTTATAATTTAGTAGAAGGTTATACCGGTTCACTCGATGCATCTCGAAGAATTCAAAATCAGAATGCAAGTGCTCCTTCAACCTTCTTCCTTGGAAATGTTGAAAGTAATTCACCAAATATTACTATTTTGGTTAATCCCAACATTTCAACAACTGCTGGTTCATGGTTGGGTACTAATGGTAATCCAACAAAGTATGTTAATACATATAAAGTTTCAGGTACAACTGATCCTAATATCAACTATGCCGTTGGTAAAGTATTAAGTCCGGTTGATTCATTGTTCCCTCTCGGAACATATGCAACTGCTAATTCTACTGCATTAAGTGTAGGTGCTGTACCTGCTAAGGTTCAACGTGCATTGTCACTTGTTTCAAACCTCGACACAGTTCAGATTGATATCACAATTGAAGCAGGATTAGGCTCTGTTTATGTTGGCTCATTATATGCTCCATCAACATCTACTGCTAATTCATATGATGATACTCAATATGTGAATTTGAGTGGAGCTAATGGTGGGTTCTATTATTTTAGTCAAGGGTTGATTGATCAAGGTGCATTGAACATTCAATCTGCTTATGAGTCTGTAGCAAATATGTTCCTTAATTTTGCACAAAATATTCGTAAGGATCATATCTTTATTGCAGATCCTTTACGTCATATATTTGTTCAAGGTCAAAGCAATGTGATTCAAAATTATCCTTCAAATACATTCTCAATCTACACATACTGGCCTTTAAAGCACTTGTATGAAAATATGAACAGTAGCTATATGGCTGTTTATGCAGATTGGTTCCAAATGTATGATAGTGCTTCAGATTCTCAATTCTGGTGCCCACCATCTGGTACTTTAGCTGCAATTTATGCAAATACTGATGCAACTTATCAGCCATGGTATGCACCCGCAGGATTTACTCGTGGTTTACTTTCTAATGTAAATGAGCTTGCTATTTCTCCAAATCAACCTCAGCGGGACATGTTGTACTTGATTGGATTAAATTCGATTGCGAACTTCCCAACTGATGGGTTTGTGGTAATGGGTCAGAAGACACTGTATGGTGTTCCAAGTGCGTTTAATAGAGTTAATGTGCGCAGATTATTCTTGTTCTTAGAGAAAGCTACTCGTGCAACGATGAAGTACTTCTTATTCGAGCCGAATACAGCGGTGACTCGTAATAGAGTTGTGAATAATTTGACTCCAATATTTGAAATGGCTAAGAACACGCAAGGGCTGTACGACTATCTCATCATATGTGATGAAAGAAATAATACCGGGACAACTATTGATCAAAACATGCTTATAGTTGACATATATTTAAAACCTGTTCGCGCTGCTGAGTTTATCTTAGTCAACTTTTATGCCTGCCAAAGTTCATTTAATTTTTCAGAAATAACAGGCTAATTGTTGAAATATTCATTACATATGATTAAATATTCATATGAATGAAAATATTAAAGAATTACTTAAAAACAACGTTTTTGGTGTGACAGGAAAACTAGCTACCCAAAGAATAGCTTCTTTTATAAGAAACAATCCAAATGTAATAACAGAAATTCAAAAGATTACTTATTTCTTACCGATTAATGCTAATATATCAGAAAGGTTATATTGTATATTTAAAGATATTACTACTCTACAGAAATGTCCTGGTTGTCAAAAACCTCTACAATACTATACTTTTAATAGAGGATATTTTCCAACATGTAAATTACGTAAATGTAAACAAACAATTCGTCCAAAATGGTCATGTTCTGAATCAAGAATAAAAATCTATAGTAAGATGATAAGTTTATTTACAAATGATACAAAAAATAATAATTACAATATAGTTGAGAAGGAACAAATATTAGATCTTGTAAAAGAACGTGGAAATATTTTATTGTCACGAGATAATGCTTCTTCTTTTCAATTTATAAATTTTAAAATTATAAAAAACTATAGTGATATTTTACATAATATAATTAAATTGACAAACCATATTGTACCTATCGATTATGAAAAAATCGTATCTCTTGCAAATTTTAATTGGAGCCAAAGATTTTATATCCTTTTTTATGATCTAAAGGAACACCCTAAATGTGAAGTTTGTAGAAATCTTACAAAATATATTGATTTTAAACGAGGATATCAACCTGTTTGTGGTGCACAATGTGCTACAATTATAGGAAGTAGAAATAGAGTTAAAAATCATTTCAATGAAATAATTAAAACAATACAAGACCAAGGATTTAATATTTTAACAAAAGTTGAAACATTTAAAGGCCTTAATGTTGACCCAATAAAATTAGAATGTACTACCTGCCATAGTATTTTTGAAAGGATGTTACATTCTGGCAATTGGAAAAGTATATATTGTAAAGGATGTAATGGTGAATCAAGTGTTTCAAAAGGAGAGAAAGCAGTTAGCAAGTTCATTAAAGAAATTATTGGTAATGAATTAAGAGTTATTGAAACTTATAAAACACCCGCTGCTGGTTTTAAAGAATTAGATATCTACATACCATATTTAAAAGTTGCAATTGAATATGATGGTATTGTATACCATAGTTATGGAACAAAAAACTCACCAATTGGAAATAATTTACATGAAGAAGAAAAACATAAATTAAATCATCTACATAAAACAATATATTGTGAACAAAATGGTATAGATTTGTTACATGTCTTTTCTAATGAATGGGATTTACAAAACAAGTGTGAGATATGGCAAAGTATTATTTCAGAAAAATTGCATAGAATTAAACACCAACTTGATTTTAAAGATTGTCAGATAAAACTAATCGATAATCAAACAACAATTAATTTCTTGCAAAAAAATCAACTATTTAGTAATTATAAAGGAGAAGTTAATATCGGAGTAGAGTATAATAATGAAATTGTTTTTATTATGGTGTTTAACAGGCAAGATGATACATGGGAAATTACTCAGATCTGTAATAAAGTATTTACTAAGATTCAAAATTCTGAACAATTAGTTTTAGACTTCTTTATTAAAGCCTATAACCCTAGTAATATTACCATTAGTATTGATAGGAGATTGAGCTATAATAAAGAATTTATTCAAAATAATTTCTCATTACAAAAGACAACAGAACCAAAATTCTTTTATATTAAAAGTGGTAAAATCTTTTATAATAGGGAGGATGATATTTATAAAATTGAACCAGCCAATATGTTTGCTGCAGGCTACCGACGAATCTGGGACTGCGGAAACTATGTTTTCACCAAAACCTATCCAGAAAATATCAAATCTAAAGATACCACTCCACTAATCCCTGAAATATCCTTAGAAGAAACACACTCAGCTGAATAAATAATTACGACATATGGCTACTCTCAATCAAAACATTAGTGATTTTTATCGCGTCGCCTCGCAAAGAGACTTCTCGCGTGACTTTCAACTCCGTGTTATGGACATCACTTATCTCGGTGTATCACAACTAACACAAGATGACTTAGTTTATGCACAAACGGCACAGCTTCCCGGTCGCGAAATAGCTCCACAAGATGTTCCTTATATGGGTCTTGATTTTACAGTGCCTGGTGCTGCAAAATACCCGGGTTCAAAAGAATACAAGATTACGTTCTATTCTGATGAAGAGCAAACAGTGCGTACTAATATCTACAATTGGCTCACAAAAACCTTTAATGATGCTACAAGTAATGGAAATTATGGAATTAGCGACTCATCTTGCTTAACTCTTGCATTGTTGGATATGACTGGTAATATTAGTCAAATGTTTATATTGCATGGTATCTATCCTGTAAGTATTGGTGCTATTGATTATAAAATGACGGGTGCTGGTGCTGCAGTTAATATGGATTGTACTCTTGCATATCAATTTTGGCGTCCAGGTGTTATTGCAAATCTTCCGGTAGCAGCTTAATATAAGCTATCTAAAAGCGATTGTATAAATAATTACAATGGCCGCACGAATAGATAGTTTAATTTCACACAACACTTTAAACAATGCAAGTGCTTTTCCTGGGCTTAAGCCGGATGAAATATTAAGTCGTCGAACTCAATTCTTAAATGTTCTTAGTGAATGGCACAGTACTCCTGCATTGGCTCACTTATGGGTTGTTGTTTTTAATATTCCGTCTCTCTTAACAGATGCAAATATGAATCTGTGGGGTGAAAAATTAGCTCAAGATGATTGGGGAGTTGATAATACTATTAATGAGCTACATGATGCACAAAAAGGATCATCTATTATTACCGGATGTATGTTTGCTCAATCAGTTGAACTTCCGGGTGAGTTTTTAAAAACAAAATATGTAGGAACTTTTAATAGAGGTTTTACGACTTCCCCAGTAATGGTTAATAGGAATGAACCCTACTATTTTAATATCAAACTATTTGAATCTAATTCATCCTTTACCGACACAATTATTAGACCGTGGGTTATTCTTGCAGCACATTTTGGATTAGTTGCACGTGATCATGGAGATACAATTAAAAGTAATTTAACTATTTTTGAATTAGCAAAATCAGGAGATTATACTCAAGACTTAATTCCAAGAAAAACTTGGCATTTTTATAATTGTGTTCCTGTTCGAGTTATGCCACAAACGATGGGATATTCAACAGATCAACATATTATTACTAGAAATACACAATGGATATATACACGTTACCAAATGGTGCAAGCAAATTAAAATGGTCTTGAGTTACCATCAGGTAAATCATATATCATTCTGCAAAGAGTATTACCATGACCAGAAGATTCTGAAACAACAAATGCTTTATTACCTGTACTATTGCAGCTTAATATTTTTTCACCTGTTCGAATAGTAGTTTGCCTGCTGCCTGTTTCATCAACAATATCGAGTTCGCCTGGACTACCATTTGGAATCATTGCATATGTCATATTGTGCCTTTCTTTATAATAATATAATCTACTATTTATAATAGATCAACTACTAAATAATTAAAAGAAATGTATACTTTTAAACAATTCTATCAATAGGAAGGCTTTTGTTCAAATTATATATGGTAACCAAAAACTTGGTAAACCTTTTGAAATTTTTTGGTAATACATTAGTTTGCTTTTATAAACTCACTCTTAAGTAATTTTAATGAGTGAGTTTATATATCCAGTCAACTTTTATAGTCAAAAGAAAGAAATAAATTTTAAACAGTTGTCTTATGCTGACTATAAAAATTTTAACAAAGTAATTATTAATAAAGATGTAAATTGTATTTCCTTTTTCATCAACAACCTAATTGAATCTCTTTGTTTAAACAAAAGTGAAATAAACCGGCTTATTGTATTAGACAAATTATACATTTTACTGTTTCTTTATGGTACTAACCTCTCTTCTATTGTACAGTTAACATTTGAATGCCCAATTAAAAAGAAAAAGTTTACTTATCATCTAAATCTTGCTCAGGTTTTGGAGAAGTTAGATAATATTCCCTTCAAACATACTTATGAAATAAAAACACAAGGAATGACTTATACTTTTGGATTACCACAAGAGTTTAATGCATGCACTAATGAAAAAGAAGTTTTAAAATCTTGCTTCAGATCAATTACGGTAAAAGGTAAAATTATATTAGCAGATGATGACAAAATGATAGGTAAGATTCCTATTACAGTTGTTAATAAAGTTTGGAAGTGGTTTTACGAACAAGAACAACTGTTAAAAGGTACAGATTTGCTCAATATACAAAGTCCTCATTCAAAAGAAGGAATTATAAATTTTTTTTCGTCATTTACAGATGATTCATTGTTAAAATTTATAACCGGAATCTATTTAGATAATCTTACTTCAATTTATATGGCAGAATATTACCTTATTCAACATTTAAATTTTAGTATGGAAGATTTTAAATTAATTACTCCAGCAGAGGTAGCAATATACAACAGCATAGAGAATAAAAAAGATGAAACTCCTAAAGGATTGCCATCTAAAACTTCAATATAAATAACAATATGAATGATAATGAAAATATAACAGTTAAAGTTACTGATTTTTTAGTAGAAATAGACAAAGCTGATGCAATACAAATATGGGTTCCTTCGAAAGCAAAGTATTATTCCTTTAAACAACTCACTTTTGAGCAATATAATCAATTTCTTGCACTGGAAACACAAGATTTAGATGTTGTAACCGCTAATTATAAGTTTTATGAAGTGTTAAACAAGGTAATTGCAGACAACATACTTGAAACTATTAATACATCACTAGATTTCACTGTTATTGATCGTGATGCTATTGCAATTCAGTTAAGATTTAATGTAGATGACCGATTTTCTTATATCATTGACGAAAACACTACTGATATATCGTTAAAAGAACACTGTTCTTTGATAACTACGATAGGAAATACGTTGTTTCCAGCAAGTTCATGTGTATCTCATGGTTCCTTTAGTTTACTCCTAGGAATCCCGAATATTAATCAAGATCAACTGATAAACACGGAAATTCTTGAGTATGATCAGGATACAGAGAAATTCCCAACGTTTTTACTGTTTGCTGAAGTGATTAAGTTCATAAAAGCGGTAAATTTTGTAAAAGGAACTGAAACATTCAGTCTACCATTGTTTGAACCAGGTAAAATTGCTGAAAGTATTCAAATCTGCCAAAAACTACCTGCTGCATTGTTAATTCAAGTAGCCAACTATATAGAAGCAGTACAAACTGCTGCTAAAAATATAACAACTGTTGAGATTACTGTTCCAGAAATTCCAATTGATGCTGAAGGTAAGGGAAGACCTCAATTTGTTCAAAAAATTCCTATCGCTATTAATGCTAATTGGTTCACAAGCATCTAAAATGTATTGAATAAATACATATATGGCAGAAGATACCTCAAAATCATCCCAAAAAGCTCAAGGAAAGGGAAGAAAAATTCGTGAGCGTCCTCCTGTTTATAAAAAACCAATTGAAGATATCATTTCTGATGTACTCGGTTCTAAATCTCCTTTAATTCAAGCATTAAAGGATAATGAAACAATTGATGCATTAGAGAATAGCTCAAAAACAGTAAAAGATTTAGACAAAACTCTTCAAAAATTTACTGACACTAACAAAAGTTTTGCTTCAACCTTAGCAAAATCAACAAATAAATTTGAAAGTATTGCTGACTCTTTAAAAGATTTTGTAAAGGAGTTTAAACACTCTTCAACTCAACCTAAAGAAGAAAAATCTTCCACAAAAAAAGATAATTTTAAAGATATAGCGTCACACCTTAAAACAAATTCCGCAACTATGGGAATTTTGACTAAGAATATTGCAAACTTACGCGCTGCTTTAAATCAACAAAAGAGAAATAGAAAAGAAGATAGATTAAAGGATGAGATAGCTAAACAAAAAGCAGAATATGAACAATTTGAAAAAGAAGAGGAAGAAAAGAAGAAAAAAGAGAAGGAAAAATATACCCTTACCCCATCATATAAACCTACTGCAGTAGAAAATAGAGCAAACCAGTTATTTGGAAAAGGATTTCATTATATAACAGGAGAGATTAGTAATCTTTTGCAAAAAAGAATTCTTAAAAATGAAAATCCTGATTTACAAGAAAATAAACCTAAGTCAGAGTGGAGCCCACAACACCAAAATTATGTTAATACGAAGGAGCAGTTAATACGAGCTAAAGATAATGTTAAAGACACATTTAGTAGAATTGCTTCTGTATTTAAATCACCTGAAAAGAAGGAAGAGCCTACTAAACCTGTTGATAAGAATGCTCCTTTTACAGCAAAAGAAACAAAACCAGCTCAACCAAAGGAAAAGTCACCTGAAAAGAAGGAAGAGCCTACTAAACCTGTTGATAAGAATGCTCCTTT